ACCCAACATATTAGGTCTGTCTTTGTTGTACCGCTTGGTTTCGTGATTGCGTGGCTTTTTCTCTCCCATAAGTCAATCCTATGGCTACATTGTAAATTTTACAACAACCCACCAAGGAGAAAGGTGTCAATCGCATCCATGCGACTATGGGAGACAACACTCCCCTCAGTGGGCCTCATTTGGAAGGGTCAAGAGGAAACATGACTAACCTCAGAGACCTTTATGAAATTGTTACATGGTATTTTTTACAAAGGAAATAAAAAACCCCGATGCGTTTGACAATGTCTTGGCGTCGGGGTTAATACTGTAGTCGCTGAACAAACAGATGAGGATAGCAATACTCTCGCCTGTTTGTTTTCGCAATGAAAATCAACAATCAACAGGAGAGAATAAATGATTTCAGCACAAATAACACCCAAAGAATTATACGAAATTTTTAGTAAACAATACGACACAAGTATCGAAGACTTCGCTTGTGTATTATCTTTTTTAATTCAAAGAGGAAAATTGGAACAATCAACCACAAGTGTCGAACATGCATTTGGTTTCAGTGAAGTAAATGAAATTAGATTCCTTCTTAAAAGAAAAAATATAAGCGATGAATTAAAAGACGATCTAAATGATGGTCTAAAAAGATTGCTTGGTGAGTCACATGAAATGGTTTAAGCATATGACGGAGTGCAGAAACGGCAGTACCATGCAAAAAATCTTCGCAGAATTTGGCCTTGAGGGGGAGGCCAGATTTTGGAGATTTCTTGAGTTGTGCGCAGCACAATGGGACGGGAAAAGCTATCCAGAAATTACAATTTCAAAAGTGTTATTACGCGAGCAGTTACGCTTTAGATGCTGGAATGATACGCGAAAGATACTCGAAAGACTGGCGAATGATAGCTTTATGAGTTTCGTTGAATACCCGAAGCATGTCGTATTCAAAATTCCTAAGTTATTAGAAATAAAGGACAATCACACAAAGAACTTGCAAGTTGCTGGCAAGTCGCTGGCAAGTTTGTTGCCCCTAGAAGAAGAAGAAGAAGAAGATAAAGAATACCCTATAGTCCCTTTTGAAGAAAAAACGGGATCCGAAGAGGCTGGCAAGAAGGTTGTTGACACGAAAGATCAACTTCTTTCGGAGTACGGAGTTTTGTTCGAGGCTTGGGGTGAAACGCTGAAGCATTTTGGTTGCAGTTCCAACCCGCTTCTGGACAGGTACGAAATCGTTCGGTGTGCAAAACGACATGGCGTCGAGGCAACTAAGCTTGCGCTCATCGGAGCCAGGTTCGAGCCGAAGAGTGACCGCTACGATCCGGCAAAGTTCTTGAGCGTGAAACGAGTCCTTGGGCCGAAGCAGTTTGATCGCATGAGGAACCTTGGATCTCAGGTTCGCAGTGGCGAGGACGAGGAAGGTCGCTATGAGTGATATCGGCTACAAAGACATCAAAGACCTGATCGTTGAAAGTTCTGAGTTCATCATCAATCCACCGAAAGGAACTCCGCTACCTTGGTGGGAAAGTTTTAATAAATATCTGAACGGACTCAGGCCAAATGAACTCACACTTCTCTGCGCTCCAACGGGTGCTGGTAAAACTCAACTTCTTGCAAACATCTCTTGCCAGCTTTGTATTCAAGAAGTTTCACACTTCGTTGCTCCGGTTGAAACAGGCGATATTGATTTTGCTGTTAGGATTATTTCTGTGCTTTCAAGAAAAGATTACAACAGCGGCACATCAGTCCCAATGGATGATCTTCAGGAATCAATCACATCGAAGGTTGCTCCCGTGCTTAGAAAAGCAAAAATCAAAATTGCAACTTACGACAACAGAGTGAACATCGAGGATCTAACTTCGATGATTGCGCATCAACACTCGAACTACGGAACAAAGGTGTTTCTGCTTGATAACTTAAATTTCTTTCTCGATGTTGTTCGCTCCGAAGATCAAAACATCGAAATGGATCGAGCGGTTCATGAGCTTGTGATGTTAGTAAAAAAAATCCCAATTCACATCATCCTGATTGTTCATCCGAAAAAAACAAAAGACGGAAGAGTTGAATCTGAGTTTGATATCAAGGGGTCATCAACAGCAGTACAGGAAGCACACAACGTGATTCTTTTTAACAGGCCGAAAGAGTCTGATGTGATTTCAAAAACAAGACACACCACTGATCGAGAATTAGTTTTTAAGAAAATCCGCAAACGCGGAATGTATGTAAATAAACCCATCTGGTTTGAACACCGATTTTGCCAATACGAGGAGTCTAAAAAACAATGAAACTTTCTGAAGCACTTGAAAAAGTAAATGCGATCTACGTCCCAGGGTGTGTGGCTTACTACGAAGCTCACAAGCCCGATCCCTGGCAAGCCGCTCACGACGAACTTGAGTCCATCGACTTCAAAAACGAAGAAGCCGTTAGCCAGGCTGCCGAGAGATTCGTAAGCCGTTGCCAGAAACTAATAACGAGGTACGTCGAAGACCGAGAAGCACCGCCTACAAAAATCTCCATCATCGACGCATTCAGTCTAGGATCAGAGAAAAACCTAGAAGCCAAGGCATCGGTAGTCGAAAAGAAGTGCTGGGCTTGCGGAGAGCAACGAAACATCAAGCCCGAAGTCTACGATAAAGCCAATCTTGCCACCAGACTCTCATGCCCTAAGCACAGAATGCCGATTTAAAGCGTTTAAATGGGGTAACTGAGACTGATCGACCATCAAAACCAATCCAAGGACACCAAAACGCCAAAACCACCTTTACTCTTCGCTAATAGAAATTCGAAAGAATCCTTAACATTTATCTAAACTAACCATGAATACTAACTAATTATTAACTAATCTTCACAATCATAAACTTCTTACACTATGCTCAACCGCTACCCCACATAACCCACACGCGCCTAAAACAGAGCTTTCTAAAAGATCAAGCTACCATTCAGCGGGTACGGTGCTAATCAAGAAGTCCGAGAACCAAAGAAACAATCAACAAGAGAAATAGCGGCGCGCATACACAGACCGGAATACTCAACAAAGATCACCTTTCTACAAAGATCAGTGGTACCTAAACGCGGAGAGTCAGAGAAGTTAAAGTGAGTTGCATAAGTGGGAGGGGATCAGCCCCCCCCCTCACACCCTATCAGTGCCACATGCCAAGGGCATGGCCCCGGGGGTGCAAAGAACGAGGTAGAAAGGGGAATTTCTTTTATAAGCAAGTATTTTAAAAGAAAGAAGTTCGTTGCATGAAAGAAGTATGTTGCTTTGCGAAAGGCTCTCGTTTTTCTGCAGCCCTTTGGGAGAGAAGCCTAACTGCGCATAGGCGCGCTATGGGTATGTTCCCATTATACAGATTCATGCATGATGCGTGTCAAGGATGTATTGTGGGTATGTGTTCTATTGGGTGCTGAGGTCACGCGCAAGGAGTCAATGCATTGTGAGGGGTTGCATAGTTATGCAAGGAGTGGGGAGTGGTAGGCGCATCCGTGCGCCAGTGATTGATTGTGTTTAGGTTATTCTCATTGGCATGATCAGGGCTGTATCGTTGTCGTTAGTATAGACCATGGCTTTGAATGATTGCTTGATTGATTGAATGTTTCCGTTCTTGTCTTGTTCGATAATTAGCGGGATATGCATCTTAATACCTTGTTCCTTGTTTGACTGCCTCATCGTGTTCAGCACCTGTTCTAGATACTCGGCATTGAAGTAAACTGTCACCGATGGGGATTGTATCTCGTTGGTTTTCATTACTCCGTCAAAGTCTGGCTTTTGATTATCTAGCGGGCTTTTTGACCTGACCGACGTTTCACCAAGGAAGCTGATATGCAGTCTGTCGTCCGCACCGTGCTTGAGATTGAACCCGTGGAAGTAGTGTTTTTTGGCTTGACTAAACATAGCCTTTAGAGCCGGTACAGTATCACGGTCAAAAGCAAACTCGGTATTCAAGTCAGTCTCACAATGGAATGACTTCCTAGTCATTTTGTGGCCGTCGGTAGCGTCGACTGTAACGGTGCTCTCTTCACTGTTGAACTTCAGAAATACAGAGTTCAGATGGTATCTTGTAGCATCTTTAGATGCGATATTCTGTAAAGCTAAAATCATATGTTCTAGAGCTTGTTTCGGTAATAAATAATCTTTTTGTTTAGTTTCGGTTGTCATGTTTTTGTTTCCTCTTGTTGATAGTTCTACTTGAAAATAGATCTTGTGTCAACAGGGACAATAAGGTAATGCCTTCATCAAGGAAGTAAATAAACATGACAAATAAAACAGAAATTAACATGGCCGATGTTTTAAAAGATGCCATTTCAAAGCCCGGTATCATTCATTCTTGCTACAGGACATTCCATAACTACTCTACAGGCAACCAATTGCTTGCAATGTCGCAGTTGATCGGTCGTGGCCTGCCATTATCGCCAATTGGAACATTTAAATTTTGGCAAGATAAAGGACGTAACGTGAAAAAGGGCGAAAAGGCCATTGCTTTACTTGTCCCTGTAAAAATCAGCAAGAAAGATGATCAAGGCGAAAAAACAGATGAATCATTCATGCTTTTCAAAGCAGTGAACCGATTCTTTTCTCTTAGCCAGACTGAGGGTGAAAACTATTCACTAGATCATGTTCAAACGTGGGACAAGTCTAAGGCATTAGCCGCTTTGGATATTAAAGAAATTACCTATGATTCAATCAATGGAAACTCACAGGGATATGCAATTGACAGAAATATCGCGATCAATCCAATGGCGGCTTTACCGCATAAGACTTTGTTTCACGAAATAGCTCACGTTCTTTTAGGTCACACCGATTTAACAGCGCATGATGCGTTTCATACTCCGAAAAATATCATGGAGATTGAAGCTGAGAGCGTGGCCTTGATCTGTTGCGAGTCACTTGGTTTAGAGGGTGCGCAGTTTTCACGCGGTTATATTCAAAGCTGGTTAGGTGGGAATCAAGATATACCAGAGAAGTCGGCAAAGAAGATTTTCTCGGCAGCAGATAAGATTTTGAAGGCTGGAACAAATAATAAAAAAGAAAGCGAAGAAACATGAAAAATGCAAACTTAGATAGACTTTGGACATATATAGATAACTCGGATTTAGACGTGAATCTAAAAGAGATTCTTATAATGATTCACGCCGAGCTAGAGAGTGTTAGTTGCGGAATTAAAGAGGAGTAAAAACATGAACTTCCAACAATACAAAAATGCAATTGCTACAATGAAAATCAAGCAAGATAAGCCTTGGCAGTATTACCCGAATAACTGCGAAAATAAATTATGTGTTTCCGATAAGCACTTAGATGATGGGGAAATTTTTCACGGCATGATTTTACTGACCTCTCAATATGAGCCGATAATAATTTGCGAAGACTGCAAACACCAGTTAGGTGTCGGTACTTATTCAAAGGAAGGATGTTTCGTGTGATGAAAGTAAAATGCGATATTTGCAACAATGAAACAACTAACTACACGACAGCCTTAGATTGGTATTGCTGCGATGTAATTATTTGCGATGATTTTTTGTGTCTAAAAATATTCAATCAAACAATGGGGTTTTAAAATGAAAACATTATTCTACTTGGCCGAATCAATTGTTCTGCTGGTTTCTTTTATCGGAGTTACTTTAGTAACTTATTCGCTAGTGTTTAATTTGATGGGAGGATTTTGAAATGGATTACAGAGATTTATTCGAAGAGATTTTTATTGGAAAAAAGTTCCAAGAAAAAATTCCGTGCGTAGTGAAATACTTCAGTGACAGTAAAGGTTTTGGCTTTGCTCATCCAATGGCGGGCGAGTTTAAAGACAAGGATTGTTTTGTGCATTATTCCGCTATCGAAGGCGGCGGCTTTCAGACTTTAGTTGATGGCCAGATTGTTCACGCGGTTATAGTTGAAGGCCCAAAAGGGCCGCAGTTATCTAACGTGGAAAAAACTAATAAGTATATCGAAAGGTCTGAATCATGATTCTAACTAATAAAGAACGACTGCAATTAAAAGATTTCTGCGACGATAACCCAGAGTTAGCCGAGCATCTGTCGTATGACATTCTAGACGCGATTCTTTCAACAAATAAAACAGTGACTCAAGTATTGACTGACTTCATGGATGAGCACTTAAGCGAAGAAAAACACATTCCAGAAGGTGCTACACTTGTCGGGACTATAAGGAACTAATCATGGAACTAGTTTATTTATTTCTTTTCGGTAGCTGGGGGCTGGCTATGGCTGGCCTCTTGACTATCTTTTTTTATCCGTTCTTCAGGGAATAGAATATTCAAAAAATCATCAAGGGATAGGGCAACCATTGGCACTGAGCGATTACGACCGAAGCAAACAATGGGTGCATAGTCGCCACAATTGGTTTTTGCTTGTTCGTATGCTGCCCAGATATTGATTTTTTCTGTATTTTTTCCTTCAAAGGAATATGGATAAGTTTCCCGCGCAAGTGGGGACATTTTAAGATCCTCGCCCGGCACGCTGGTTGTGGTGATTAGAAAGTCGTCTTCTTTTAGGTGTGGAGCACGTTTTAATAACTCTTCGCGTAGTTTTAAGATGAGTCTTCTCCCTTTTGCTTTTGAACTAGATGTTTTCAAAGTAACCCCATGCTTTTTAATGTTTCACGCTGTTCTTGGCTTAGTTCTTCGAGCTTAACTTTGACGTATTTCTTTACTCGTTTTAGCCTGATTTTCTTTTTTTGATCCTCGATGTATCCACGAACAAAGCACTCGTATATCTCTTCTGTAGTCATGAAAAGTTGCGCTTGCTCGATTGTTTCTGGGATTGCAATTGTTCCAGAGTAGTCTTTGCCTCGATACTTAAACTTCAATTCTGCGGTAGGTAATTCCATAAGTTTAGATTACATAAAAAAGATATTGCGATCAAGTGTAAACTGTGCAATTAATATCAATATGACACAATTTGTTGCTAAGATGAAAAGAAGGGCAGATGTAGAGCAAAGGGATTTTGCTGATAACTCTGCTAATCGCGCAAAGGATTTAATCAGGCAAGCAGCTGAAGAATATAAGCCTTATGGTTCAAAACACGCTGAGACTTTTGTTTTTTCATTTTTTAGCACTAACGATTTGATCACGGGCAAGGCTGGCGTTGATCTAGCGACATTCAAGGTTCTAGCTAAGGATTCTAGTGGCAAGGAGTTTGAGTTATCGCCAGAGATCAGGAATCAATTCCTAGAGGTATGTAAAGACCGTTTACTTGAGCTTATGGGAGCTAAGAAAATGGTCAGTAAAACAAAAACTACAGAAGAGACTTTAGACGAACTGTCAAGCATTGGCGTAAACAATGATGTTATCAGCGATTTCAAAAAGAGCGAGGGTTTAAATGGATAAAGTTCAGTATCGCACTATTAGAATTCGCATGGAAGTTTACGACAATCTAATGAAGCATGGAGAGTTTGGGGAGACACTTTCCGCGCTTGTAAATAAAATGATTCACGCATATGAAGGAAAAAAACATGACAAAAAAGAAATTACTACAATACCAGGAAGAAAACGATATAAAGACGGTCTACCTAAGCGGATCAAGCCTTAGTGATCTATCGTGCTTTACTAAAGCGTATTACAAGCATCATCTAGAGATTGTTCGGGAGTCTGGACTTGCCGCTCAGTTCGGTACAGCAGTTCACAAGGCATTAGCTGCTTTCTACTCATCCAAGGCGAGTGATCGAAGTCTATCAATCCTTGTTGATGCTTTTAACTCGGTGTGGACACTTGAAGGTGATGATGTGAGAAATTCGGTCATTGCTGAAAAGATATTCCGCGCATACTTCGAGACATTCGGAGTGGATGAGAACTTTAGGGTTTACATTGATGAGCAGGGGCCATTTATAGAGCGTGAGTTTAATGTTCCATTGTTCACTAAGGACGGAGTTAATTATGTTCTGACTGGAACAATTGACATGGTTTTAGAGTCGTCGACTGGTGAGTTGATTGTAGTTGACCACAAGACAACCAGGACGCTTGGGAATGAATTTCTAAACAAGCACTCCTTGTCTTCTCAGATGATGGGATACTGCTTTGGCTTATCTCAATTGACTGGGAAGAAAGTTAATAAGTACATTATCAATGGATTACAGGTCGCAAAAACTAAGCAGACCGTGGTTAGATTTAATGGCTTTATCAGTGATTATCAATTCGAGTCATATATTAAAGATTCAGTTACTAAGGTGTCGTCATTCTTGTCATGTTGTAATGACGGCTATCTACCTAGGGCCTTGTCAAGTGAGTGTTCAGCATACGGAGGATGTTCATTCATCGACGTATGTCGGGCTTCCTCGCTTGACGAGGCTTCCAGTATCTTAACTTCACTTAAAGAAGGACAAAGTTATGTCATCGAAGAATGAAATAGAATGGACGTTTAGTTGTTTATACAACGAGCTTGAGAAGCTCCGTCGTCAATTCGGTGGTCAGAATATAAATACTTGCAGTCAGTTAGTGGATGATCTGGCTGAATACTTTAATCAAAACATCCAGAATAAAGGAGTATTAAATGGCAAAGCTAGGCAGTCTTTTGACAAAACAAAAGCTGAAACTACTATTAATCGGTGAATCAGGAAGTGGCAAGACTTGCGCTACCGTGAGTCTACCAGGTCGGATATCAATAGGAGACTTTGATAACAAAGCAATCAGTGCTGCTATCTTCAAAAAAAACTCAGACCCATCGGTGTTAGACCGAGTGGATGTGGAGCAGTTCGGCATTGGAGACAAGGCGGCAGCTTATAAGAGTTTCAGGCTTTGGTTATCTAGACTTGAAGCTGGTAAGGATATTCCAGACGTTATCACAGTTGATTCATTGACCTTATACTCTGAAGCACTCATGGCCTATGTAATTAAGGAAGTTAATCCGAATGAGCGCAGAGCTATTAAAGATGTTCCGTCACTCCGAGATTATGGCGTCATGAATATGATGTTTAAGCAGGACATGGGAAGGTTACTTACAATTGATGCTCATGTGATTTGCGTCGCTCACTCGCAGGATCTTAAAAACGAGGATGGCGCGGTGATTGGTAAGAAGCCATTACTCTCTGGTCAGTTAGTAGATTATGTTCCGCGCATCTTTCATGAAGTATGGTGGACAACAAAGATGAAGGACAAGGAAGGAGTTCTTCGTTATATGGCGATAATGAATCATGAACGGTATATCACAAGAACTCAGATTCAAGGTCTACCCAACATGATCGAGTTAGATTTAGGTAAAGTAGTAGATTTTATAAACAAAGGAGAGAAATAGTATGAATAACACAGAAAATGAATTTCCTGATAACAGTATCCCAGTTGATATTGAATACGAACAAGCACCTGTTGGAGAGTACATTAAGTTAGATGTTCCCACTGGTCGATATGTTTGCGTGATTAAAAAGTGCATGTTCAAACGCAAAGACAAAGGACTGTACCCAAATCACTTAGGACTTCATGTTGGCTATCGAGTGATTGCGGGCGAGTTTCGCGGTCAGTATCTTTGGGCTGATTACATGGTTGAGAAGCCTAAAGATAAACTTCAAAAAGATTTTCGATGGGCGTTCGAGCATTTTTTGAAAGCAACTCTACCAGGACTAAAGCCAGGCGAGAGAATCTATCCAGAGATGTTTTTAGATTCAATCGTTGAGGTTGAGTATGTTCGCAAGGAAGGCTCAAACTATGGGAACGTGCGCTCTGTGTATCCAGTGGCTCCAGACTTTGATCGAAGTGTGATCTTGGGGGAAGAATAGGATGTTTGTTTTAATATTATTCGCTCATGTTGGGATCATGAGTAGCGGAAACAGTAACTCGCTCACTTCGGTGAGCGGGTTTAAAACCTATGAGCTATGTAAGTTTGCTGGCGAGAAGGCTAGAAGCATGGCTACAACTACCGTTAAAGAAATTGATTTTGTTTGCGTGAAGGTGGATTGATATGAGTCAGTACATTGGAAGAAAAATATTAGATAGAGTGGAAAAAAATCGAGAAAGAATTGAACGGTTTGCCACCGATAAAAGAGTCTCTGCTAAATATTTAAGGAATCTTTCAGGATCGGAAAAAGATAATAACGCAGCATCTAGCGTTAAAAAACTGTGTATAGTTTGCAGGAAAGAAGCTGATACTTATATTTTGAGTTCAGATAAAAACAAAAACGGCACTCTTATGTATTATAAACATTGCGAAGAATGCAGGGCTAAACTTAAAAAAACAAAATGCGTCGATTGTTCTGAAGAGATAATTCATCTTTACTCTTTTAAAGAGTATACAAGGTGTTACCCTTGTCACGTCAAAACAAAGAAAGGTAGTATTAAAAATGACTGACGATGAAAAGATTAAGTTAGTAGCGACGATGGCAGCGAATATCTATGCAAATACTACTTTCAATAAAGAGGACGTATTGGATAAATCTATTTATTTGCTAGAAGAAACAATCAAAACACTAAAAGAAAAAGGAATGATTAAAGATGAGTGAACATTTGAGAATAGTTGAAATTAATGGAATTAAAATTGAGGTTGATTTAAGAACTGCCAAGCGTGTTGACCAATTTAAAGTTGGTGATGCTGTTAAGATTTTAAAGAAGAAATATGGTGATTCTTATGAATCTTACTTCGGTATGATTGTAGGATTTGATGAGTTTAAAGAATTACCTACAATTATTGTCGCGTACTTAGATCCAAGTTCTTACTCTGCGGCTGTGAACTTTGTTTATATAAACTTTAAAACAACGGACGTGGAAATATGTCCGCACGATCCTGATGATCTTGGAATTGAAAAAGAGGATGTGATTTCAAAATTCAATAGAGAAATAGAAAAAAAGGAAGCTGAAATAAGCGATCTTTTAAGTAAAAAGCAATACTTCGAAAGAATGTTTGGGAGGTACTTTAAAAATGAAAACTAAAATGAAACGGTTCAAAACCGTTCGCGGGCACGTTGGCTACCTATGCAAACTAGAAGGTGGAAAGTCGCAAGCAAAGATCCACGATGCAATTCAGATTTTGAATCATCATTATGATTTGATGCTTGAGGATTTAATTTTGAGTGAAGTTTATTCTTTAGAGGAGGTGAAATCATTCGCGCACAAAACAGATAAAACTAGCTCACCTATAGTAGACCTATTCATGCAAGCCGCAGCCAAGCGGTGGTTGAAGAAAAATAAACAAACAAAAAGGAGTAAGAAATGAAATCAAAAACAAAAAAGAAACCGTATGTAATTGTAAGAGCACACACAGCAGGAGTTCACGCAGGTTATTTAGAAAGCCGAAAAGGAGACACAGTTACTCTTTCCGAGTCACGTCGTCTTTGGAAATGGTTTGGAGGAAGCTTGTCAGAAGTGGCAAATCATGGTCCAGCGACTGGCGACAATAAATTTGGCGGTCCTGTTTTAAAAACTGAAATCGTCAGCCCGCAAGGATTTGAGATTGCTGAGTGTAGGCCAGCGGCAATTAAAGCTATAAAGGCGGTTCCTGAATGGAGAGCATAAAAGAAAACATTGGCTCTGGCTCTGGCTATGGCGATGGCGTTGGCTCTGGCTATGGCTATGGCGATGGCTCTGGCTATGGCTCTGGTGGCTCTGGCTCTGGCTATGGCGATGGCTCTGGCTATGGCTCTGGCTCTGGCTATGGCGATGGCTCTGGCTATGGCTATGGCTATGGCGATGGCGTTGGCTCTGGCTATGGCTATGGCGATGGCTCTGGCTATGGCTCTGGTGGCTCTGGCTATGGCGTGTGAGGCTTTGGACTTAATTGCGCTTGATAATATTTATGTAGGAGAAAACGGATGGAAAGATGAGCATTTTTTAGATGTCAAACAAGCACGCGAAGCCTTAGCTAAGATCAGGGGGAAAGAGGGATGAAACACGATTGCCCAAATAATCAAGTCTATCCGGTTGAGGAGTGTAATATTTGTAAAATAGAATCCCGAATCGAGGAATTAGAAGAAAAGTTGAGAGTGGCGAAAACTATTTTAGATGAAATAGCAAAACCATGCCCAATCATCGAGGAAGCCAATCACGAAGAATGGGAAAGTATGAGCGATTTCTTCTTAAAATCTACAAAAAGAAGACGTGATCTAGCACGCGAAGCCTTAGCAAAGATCAGAGGTTAACAGTGAAGGTAATAGAGAGAAACTTTAATTCTGACGTTTTAGAAACAATTGAGTTATTTAAGGAAACTCACGATGTTTCCAATTTAGAATCCATTGTCATACTGGCTATAAAAAAAGACGGCGGACAGGTTTTAATGACAAATAAAACGAGTGGAGAAAAAAAGGCTTTCCTCTTAGCGTTTTTCCAGTCCTGGGTGAACAAATGGTTTAGTCTTGGTGACATAGAATGAAAAATGAAATGATAACTGTCGCGTGCTCATGCCTTGCACTAGCATCCTCTTTATGTGACCGCATATATGCTTGGACTGGTGACAATGAAGTTTACGGAATGTCAAAAACCTTGAACGAATTTATTCATGTTTTAAGTGGATTAAAAGGGAAAGAAAGGATTATAGGTGCAGAATAATGGGTATCGGCGATCATGAACGTCCGAGCGCAAAGACCGGAACTGATGTCTGGCTTACTCCGCTCGAGATTGTTCACAGTCTTGGCAAGTTTGATTTGGATCCTTGTGGCGAGAGTTATCATAAGACTGGCAATGTAATCTTTACGGAGAATGGTCTCGAAAGTTTATGGTTTGGTCGAGTGTGGCTTAACCCGCCTTACTCTCAAGTCGACCTTTGGATGGATAAGATGATTCAGCACAACAATGGCGTTGCACTTGTGTTCGCAAGGACTGAGACAAGATGGGCGCAGAAAGCGCTGAATGCTTGCTCTAGTGCGTTTTTCTTGAGTGGTCGAATTAGGTTTTTAGACAAAGACTTAAAGCCAGGTAAATATACGAGCGGGGCACCAAGTATGTTGTTGTCTTTTGGTACTATTCCTGATTGGGATAAGTTGGGCGCTGGAATTGCGATGATAGGTAATAAAAAATGAAACCCCTGATCTGGTTCCTGACAATAACATTTGCAGTCCTATTCCTGAACACAGGATGCACCACGGTTCCGAATCCTCACAGGATTCAGGAGCAAGAGATCCAATATCCATTCACTTGTAACTGGCGTATGCAAGGAGGGCATAAAGTAATCGTATGCCCTTGAATAAGCCGCTTGATCCTGAGTTTGTTAGCGAAGTTATCCGTCTTGCTGAGAGCATGAACGGTCATCAGATTGCTAAACATATGAACGTCGATAAGAACCGTGTTTGGTACGTCTTAAAAAAGAATAAGGTAACACCAAAGAGAAGTCACTTTAGGCCAGTGTCGGAAGTTTTAAAGGTAGTTAGGTACTCGAAACTAAACGGCCAGCGTGCTGCTATGAAAGAGTTTAACCTAACTAAAGATCAAGTATCTAGATGCATGAAGCGGTACAGGAAGCTAGAGCAATCCTTTATAGATAGAGAGCCGCGACTAAGAAGGTCTGCAATAACTCACGCAATGGTTCAAGCTGGCTCCAGAATAGAAACAGCAGAAGAGTTCGCTTCATACTGCGTCGAGAGATTCATCACTAATCAGAAGAACATCTTTTTCCATACAGCCTATGCAGACTTTATGCGTGAGAGGTACGGAAGAGATACTCACAAATCACGAGGCGAGAAGAACACGCACGCCGATGGGAAGGTTCATGATAAAACCTATGAGCCTCAAACCGAAGACACCTATGGACTTCTGCCTAAGTCTTGGAGTGGCCTTGTTGTGGTTCTTGTTTATAAGTATGGATTTACTATGCGTGAGATAGGCCACTATCTAGGATGCGGAGAAGCTGCTATCAGCATGAGAATTAAAAGAACACTTGAAGGAGTTAAGAAACGACATGGAAGAGATTTGGAAGGATATACCCAATCACCCGACATATCAGGCGAGTAGTTTAGGCAGAATTAAAAGGCTATCAAGGGTAGAGGTGCTTGAGCGCAAGGGCAAGCCAATGAAGCGAACCTACAATGAGCAGATGTTAAAGCCGTCCTACCATGACTATGAGGACAAGACTTTATCTGTTAGAATTGCACAAGGGACGTACTATTATGGGAAGAGGGTTCATAGGTTAATAGGACTCACATTCTTAGGGACTACTGATGTAGAGCACGTTTCCGGTGATAAAGAGGACAACAGTGTTTCTAACTTGAGGATTAAGTAATGAATGAAGAACAATTTAAACACTTAATGACTGTTCACAACAACCCACATCTTTACTGCGCTTATCAGCACAAGCTGGGACTTTATCAAGATAAGGATAAGTCGTTTGATATATTCTATCTTGAATACTTTGCCCAGTGCCTAGCTGAGACTGGATTCTTTAAACGGAAGCCTGACAGCGAAGATGAGATAAGTCACGATGAAGTTCTTGGTGCTCTTTATAACCTATACCAGATTGACAAAACTGAAGCTCAGGAAGTAGCTCACTCCATGATTCGGTCTGGGTATATAGTCGCTTCTTTCTACAAAAACTACACCGAGCTTAATAGGTATGTAGCCAAGCACTTCGATGTGAAGGGGTTTATTGATTTCTGTGCTTATGGTCGATGTGACTACATTACCCAGATCGCTTGGTCGATCACAATTCTTAGACGAGCTTTTAGTAAAGATCCAGGATGGAGTCATCATTTAAGAACTTGGATTGTATCCGAGTACGCAGATAAAGCCGGTGGAATCACCAGGCTTTCAATGTCTATTTATAGGATAACAATGTTCTTCAAAAAGAAGACCGTTGCTAAAGCGTTGTCAGGATACTTCAAATGCAACCCAGAGCTATCTGAAGCCGCTAAAGCCATTGGAGCCAAGTGGTGAGTAATGAACAGGCTTTCGAGATAACTGTTGATATCGAGTTTAGTGCTGATAAAAAGCAAGCCATGCTAATATTTGAGTCTGATAGTGAGATTCATCCTGATGATATTTTAGTTATACTTAAAACAATGGTTGGAGAGGACAGCTCAAAATGGGGGCACTAGGGCCATGTAAGTTTCAAATATACGTTGATCGAAAGACCGATACACCTTGGATTATCGCGTATGAAGATAAGAACTCAATCACTGGATGGAATGAGTTGCGAGTGAAGAATATCATAATCGAAGTACCAATAAGGAATATAGTCGATGAAGAGAGGCGCGAGCATCAAGGCAGGTACAAACTCGAAACAATCGCAACTTGCTATTTATCAATTAATGAAGCTCAACAAGCTAAGATCTATGGAAAATAAAGAACCAAAACAAGGTAAGCACGTCTTTGCAGTCTATAAGTCTAAAGACGGTAAGTTAAACATTTCAAACACCATGTACCACGTCACAGAAGAAGCTGAAGCAAGGGACGACTTCAGAGAGTCGTTTGTCGCTCTTTGGTTTGATGGGCCTAATTACTGGAATGATTAATCCTCCTTGGATTTAAGAACCCTATAGCCTCTCAGTGCGTTTGGTATTCCAAGCCTTGAACCTCTCTCAAGATAGTTCATGGTTTTCTCTCTGCTAGCCGCTTCAGTAGCACCTCTATCCATTGATGCACCAACAGATTTTGGAGTAACCCTTGCGCCACCAGACATTTCTGCTTGATATAGTTTTCTTGCTATATTCGTAATGGCTTCATCTTTTACCGCTGTCATTTGTGTTGAGTTTCTTGGGACAACAACACTCAATAATGCATCAAGGACTCTAACAACACTGGAAGCGTTTCTGCCTTTCTCGGCTATTGCAGTTGCAATAATGTATCCACGTCTCTCAATTTGCTGTTTCATTAATTCTTTTGTTTTTTGCTCTAATCCTTCTCCATACACATCTACCTTCTCTGCAATCTTGCCCAAGGTAAGGATCTCGTCGTAAGCCTTTTTACCAAAAAGCTCAGTCATGTTTTTTTGTGTCTTAGGATTGTTCACAACATTTTTAAAGAACCTAGCTCTATCAAAACCTATAAACTCACCATCCTGTCCAGTTGTGTACATTACTTTGTTGAAGTGAGATTTTCTAAATAAGTCCTCAACCACTGCTGCCTGAAGTTCTAGTTTATTAGCCTCTGGCATTACGCTCAATAGGAGCTTAGCATCCTCAGTAGGAAGATTTAGGTATGACTTACTTAAAAAGTCAGTATCAAACGCAGAATTTACCTTCATAAGGTCTGCATAGCTTTTTGTATATGCGTTCTTGCTGTCTAAGACTCTTTTTGCAATATCTGGTCTACCCTCTTTAGATGCAACATCCATGGTTATGTCTGCTCTAAGTCTGTTTAGTATACCAGACATTTCAGCAGCTACACGTTGAGCAGATGTTTTAGATGAAATCAAAGAAGAGAAATCACCAACACGTTGAGCCTTTGTTATAATGTCCGTCAATTGAGGAAGGGTTATAAAAGCATCTCTCTCAACTCCTGGGGCACCTTGAGGAAGGAATGATCTTGCTTTAATGAACTTCGCCTTTTCTCCAAGAAACATCTCTGATATTTCTTGGTCACTAAACTGATTTGCCATACTTCCAAGACTCCGCTTGAAAGAAACAAACCCCTTTAGTTCATTGGGCATTTTAAATGCCATAGATGCACCAGGAAGGCTTGGTTGAGACTGACCGTATACAAACTTTTCGCTACCAGCAGATTCAAAACCAGGAGACCCTGGAACCTTCTGCATGGTAATAGTGTCACCTAGATCAGAAGCTCCTCTTGGTGGGAGGCCGCCTTGCATACCAGGAATCAAGAATGAATCTTGCGTTGGAGGTGCAGACAAAGAATCCTGAACAGCACCAATGTACTCTCCATTTCTTGGGGATTCTGGAAATACTTTTACAGACTCAGACAAAACTGGCTCGGAAAGTCCAGTTGCTCCACGACCTCTACTTGTCATTCCTTTAAGTTGTATGTAGACCTGTAGTAAATCTTTCTCACCCTCTGTAGCTACAGATCCCGGCTTCCCTAGTGCTCTAACAACCTTAGCAGGATCGATTACACCGTTAGTTAAAACCTCTTCTCCGAACTGCTCAATAACAGACTCTTCCATTGCCGCAAGGATTGGAGTCGGGTTAATCATCTGTCTGTTTTTTAGGTTCGGTATACTAAAGTAAAGTTCTTGCTCGTTTGCAGCTATGTTGTTTTGAGCTTGCTTCACTTCCCTCTCAATGAAACTCTCTCTTATGTTTCCACCATGAGTGTAAGTAATATCTTTGATTGACTTTCCTTTTGGAAGCTCCGGAGCCTTTGATCTCAATATTCCAACAGCTTGATCTAGCTTTGCTGCTTCATCTAAATTTCTTTTAATTAAATACGATCTTACGGAAGGATCTTTTGCTACCTCTAGCTCTAAGTCTATAATCTCACTAGCGTATGGAACCCCTAACGCTCTTTGCCCAGGGGACAACCCGGCAGATGCTCCTACTTCTGGGACTCTAGATGCTGCTTCTGATATTTGAGATGCACCTTCTCTTATGGCTCTATTTGTTTTTGCAGAACTCGCAAAAAATCCAGCAATACCCTCACCTAATCCTTGAGAAATGCCTTCAATTCCTGCTGTAACCAATGCGGGAGTCTTACCCTTAAAATTAAGGAAGTAATCAACCAATAAGGGATCTTCAACTGTTTTTGCAAACATCTCTCCCATTGGACTCGCTTGAGTTAGTCCTCCACCTAAAGCAGATGCTCCACTTCTTATTCCAGCACCTAGCATACTACCAACTTCAGCAGCAGCACCAAGACCTATTGCTGGGCCAGCAGCAGCAGCACCTATGGCGGCAACAGCACCACCAACCATTGCAGGAGTGTCAACAAGGGTAGAAATGAAGTTCATTCTCTTATCAAACGCTTTCCTTAATACAGGATCAGCGTCTATAGATTTCCACTTCTGGTTTCCTTTTTTAAAAAATACATCACCATTATCTGTAAATTTTAACTTGTACTCTCTACCAACGTCACTCTCGATGCCGCTTTTGCCAATAGAAGACTTTATTCCAAATCTAGTTTTCTGTACTTCCTCATCTCCGAGTGAATCTCTTTCTGAGATTTTAAATGATACTTCAGGGGATTGCACTGAGTCTAAATTGACTCCCTTGCTTTTAGCTATCTCTTCTGCTCTTTCGTAAACAAGGTCATCATCAGCACTTGCGCTTGGGATTAAGCTGTCTATTAAACCACCCATAAACCTTACACCACTGCTAGGTATTTCTTGCCTTTGTGCCGGTGTTGGAATTGGATAACTAGGAGTTTCTGTTGGTTCTGGTTGAGGTCTTTCTGGGAAATCTAACTGCATACCAGGAAACTCAAATGATTGTCTTTCTGGGTAAATTACTCTCGGTTGAGCACCTTGCTCTAAGTCGTTTGGGCCTTGTGCGTTTGGGTTTTCTAATTCTTTCACTGACCGCCTCCACCTTTCATGGCTTCTTGCAATGACTCTCTCGCTATTTTTTCAGACACATTATTCTTTTTTGCAAATGCTTTTACTTTCTGATCAAAAGTAAGACTCTTCCACACTTCCCCACCTTTTATGTAGTGACCAAATCTTATTGCTTCGTTTTTAATTCTTGGAGATATAACCCCATCATATGATTTTCTAAGAAATCTATTTCCAGTAGAAGCGTCTGCTTTGTAGTTGCTATTCAACGCCTCAAACGCGAGAGATGTTTCATTAGAGACACTTCTATCCATTGCGTCAAGTCTTTCTATATAAGCATTTAAAGTTCCCTGGTTAGCCTTCATAGTGTTGGCATCACCCATCAAACTCTTTGCGCCTTGCAAGATTGATTCGTATGTAGAAATCATTGATTGTGCTGTCTGCTCGTTTCCAGATAAGTTACCTACCTCCATACCCCAAACCCTAGCTAAAGTAGGAGTAATAGATTCTAGGCTTTTTATCTTTCCAGTCTTAATTGCAAATTTAAGATTGTTAATACCAGCCCTTAATTTACTTGTTGATTCAGATATTTTATTCACGTCAGTTATGAATTTCTCTGTGAATTTTCCAGACTCTTTTTCATCTTCTCTGTTTTCTGCAATTGCTTTAGATAAGTTTTTCAACTCAATTGCTTCTTTCATTATTGGGCCAGCAACGTCTTTAAATTCGTTAGTGTCTGATAATCTTTGCATGAGCTTTTGAGCCATTGATCTCAGATGAATAGGAGCAGTGCTTGGGAGATCGTTTAATGTTGTAAATACCTTTTCTTTTGCAAGGTTAAGTCTTTCGTCTCTTTTCTTTTGAATTGATCCCTCAGCTATTTTGATCTCATCTCTTTGTAGATCCTTAATGGCCATATCAATTGTTGCTTTTACTTTGGGATCTTTAATATCTGCACCATCAGAAAGCTGTCTTATTCTTTCTATAGTTTCCATGCTTTTTTCATCTGGGATGTAATCAGAGTCACCTGACATTACTTTATTTAAAATAGTGTCTGCTCTTGATTTGAGATTGGAAATTACATTGGCTTTTTCTTCTCTTTTTGTAAGAGGGCCAATAAGACTTATATCTGTCTTTAAAGACTCATTAACCATTCCTGTTATCATGCCTACATCAGCAATTCCTGATTGAAGTATATTGTCAAAATATGCTTTGTATTCTTCAGCCTTTTGTCTGCTGTTAGGATCTAGTGCAGCTTGTTTTTTCTTTTCAGCTAACTCAGCTATTTTTTTACCAAGGTTAGGATCATATAGTGCTAACTTTTTAAAGTCCTCAGACATTGGCGGTGCCCGACCGCTTCTCTGATACATAACATCTGCCCTATCGATAAGGTCTTTCCTGAATTTGTTGTTTGTTTTGTCATCAAAAGCGAGCTTAAGTAGATCAGTAGCTTTTTCTTCTAATTGATTATCTATCTGTTCTTTACTTAATTTTAATTGCTCCTGCTTGATAGCATTGTCCATCCGAGCTTGTTCAGCAGCCTGAGCAATCTTCATTCCGGTTTCAAACGCAGAACCGAATTGCTGACCAATCTGTAAATTACCCATCATCGCAGTCTTTACTATGTCAGACATAATTCGCTCCTTACGATGTTCCCATCATATTTTGAAATCCTTTTGCTTGCCCAAGTCCTTGAGCATACCCGCCAGCAGTAGCCCCAAGCACAGTGCTGCCCATACTCTGAAGCTGTTGCCCCATCATTATGTTTCCAACTTGACCCGCTCCAGCGGTTCCAACTTGACCAAATCTAGCTTGCATCTCTCGCTGCTTTAGCTGGTTCATATTTCCAAGTATAGAGTTTGAAATGTTTTGGTTATATTGCCCGAATTGAGCACCTTGACCCATCAAAGCAGTAGCTACTTGAGCGTTCTGGGCATTCATCTGAGACATCGCTTGTTGCTCTTGAAGTCTCGCCATTCCTGCTTGCTGACCGAATAAAGCATCAGCCATCATTCCAGCACTAGAGCCGCTCGCTCCAGAACCCATTGAAGCAATTTGACGGTTCAAGTTCTGCTGTCTTTCAATTTCAATCTGGCGAGAGATAGGGCCAACATTCTGACCTCGCATTGAGGCAAGTTGTTGGTTAAACCCTTCAGCAAGCATCGGGCTGATTTGAGAAAGAAGATCGCCAAGAGAGTCTATTTGTTGTTTAGAAAAGTTTATTTGTTGCTGCTGATTAGCAAGCATAATGCTTTGCTGCTCAAGTTCTTGAGCAGTTGGCATAGCAGAAAATACATTCTGAGAAGCTAGATCAGCTTCAGATTTGGCCGCTTTCTCTGCTGCTTTAGCGGAAGACATTCCGCCACCAAGAGCGGCACCAGCACTAGCACCTGCAGCTGCCCCCATTGGGCCGCCTATCGCAAACCCAGCAGCACCGCCTAAAATACCACCAACTACACCCTCCCAAGCCATATCGTCATCCTTTCCTTACTGGAACTACATTAAACCCATACAGAGTAAATATTCCTATGCTGCCAGTTTGAAACACGGAAATAAATGGAGATATCAATGTTGGAGATTGAAGATAAATCCCAACGCATCCACTAATAACACCGGTCTCTGTATTCGCAGATCCTTCTGTAGCGAATATTGATCCCCCAACAGATGCAGCCGCTCTACCAGCAAATCTCTCGCTTGTGTCTTTAGATAGTATAACTCTAGGAGAGAAAGAAGGATCTTCAGAATTAGAGTGAAAATACATTTGAATCAGAAAATCAGACTCACCATCTCCATAGAAAAGGAATGGTGAAGACGTAGCAGGAGTGGAACTGGTAGAAATAGCTGCTAGAAGTCCTGAATACGATATAGAAAAGAATGGAATATAATTCTTAATATCCCTTAACACTAAAGTTTCTACAGGATCGGTCTGAAGTGATTCAAGGAAATTGTCACTAGCCTCGAAGTATTCAGTTGAAATAAATGGTTCAGATATCTCAATAGTCCCAGTAAGTCCGCTAACGTCGTACAAACCAGAAGACACTGTATTTATTACGTTAATGCTTAAAGAATTGATTGATATAGATCCACCAGTGGCATTTGTATTCAAGAATCCAAGTTGAAATACATCTCCAGCAGTAGCATCTGAGCTTGATAATAACTGAGTGATAGCTAATGCTCCATCCACATACAGTTGAACTGAGTTATTCTTTACGACAATATCGTATTGATGCTCTATTGTTGTATCTAGCTTTATTGTCTGAGCAGCAGAAGGTGATGTGTCGTTATCAACTACAGACACAGAACTACTTGTGAACACCACTCTGAATGAACGGTCGGCGGCATCAGATCTAGCTCTAATACCTAACGGCATATCGTTAGCATTTGCTAAAGAACTTGATTGCGCATAGCTGTCTATAATAGCTCTAAATCTAATAACAGTAGAAAACGCAGCGTTATTAAAAGTCATGCTGTTCGTTGATGTAATGTAATTAGCAGCGGCAGAAGTTAAGAATCCGTAACCACTAACCACTGATAACGATCCAGTAACTCCAAAACCAAGAGGCGGGGTGTTGCTAAGGAAAGTCCAAATAGCTGAACCAGTGAAAACACCACCAGTAAATCCAATGATTTTTGTGCCAATCAGTATCTTTATGTTTTGACTAAATTCAGATGATTCAAGAGTTGAGTTTGTAATTTGAGTTCCATCTTCAGCTCCATCTATGTATAGATTTATCTTCCGACTTCCAGATGCTTCAGATAAATCAACAGATACACAAACATGATGGTATTCTCCGTCACCAAGGTCTACTGACCCAGTTATAGTCTGGTATGCTTTTGCGACATCAGTGGTTGAATTAACACCTTCTATAAATAAAACTACATTACCAGAATTGTTAATTGAAACTGCCCAGTTTAAAGCTGGTATGTAAGCAAGAACTTCATTCACTCTTGGGTTTTTAACAAAAAATCCAAACGTCAATCTTTTACCGTTATTAATATTGTCGGTAGATTGCTTTTCGCATTTTGTATCTGTGTTAATGCCTATTCCAGTTCCAGGAAGTACATTTATAGAGTTATTAAACTTACCTTGAGTATTGAAGAAACTAGAATCTATTGGTCTAGAAAGATTGCCATCGAAATAATATATCCCAGACCTCATCGCTCGCTGAATCGAAGGCACAGAAGAAAGCATTAGGAATTGAGCCGCTCTTTCTGTCTGAGATAATAATGCCTGGTTTAATTCATCTATGTTCTTCACCGGAGCCAAGGTATAGTTAGCGTTTCCAGTAATAGAAGAAATCATGAATCGTAAACGCTTAATCTCTTCTTCAACAGAGGACGCAAAGTTTGTTGGACCCACTGGGTCTGGATCGGTTTGCGCAATGGCTTTTGCGGCGTTATAAACATTGTTTACCGTAGATGCGCCTTCAACCTTCTCGGCGATCATGTTGTCTTTAACGGTATTGAATTGAGCGTTAAGATCCTCGTTAGTTAGAACCTCATCGTCTGTCCATGTCTTCGGATAATTAAACAAGCCACTAATAACCCACCCCTAACTTTCTATGTTCCTTCTGGAGAGTTCCCTTTGTCATTTTCGCCGGTAACAGTGTAACTAATTGTCACTCCAACGATTTTAAAATTCGACTCGTCTTCATTATAAAACTTTAAGCTAATACTGCGTCCTCGACCATAAATTTTCAAACGTGTTTTTCGAGTAGCTCGACCCTGAAGCCTTGCTACATCTAAAACCATTGAATCCAACTGCGGACCCTTACCTAGTTTGAAGTTGTTAGTTCCTTGAATTTGACCTTCAATTAACCAGTCCATTTTAAGAACAACATTTCCGGTTGGAATGTACTCTACTTCAACGAACTCGAAGTTCTTGTTCTTCGGACTTCCCATATCAAGATGCGGAGTCTGAAACATTCCAGTGTACTCAGTTGATACGTCGTCATCGAAGAACCGGTTACTGGTCTCCAGTACATATACCTGGCCGTCATTTGATCCGTATATAAGCTCATCAATGAGTGATACATTGCGACGAAGTGCGAGTACATTCGGTTGAAAGTGATCGTATGTCGTAACCTTAGGAGCTTGATCCGTGAAATCAAAGCGAACAACATAACTGTTCTCAAGACTATTTATGCCTCGATACACGAAGTACGCAGAACGTCCGGCCTCATGCCAAAACGCTTGCTGATCACCAATTCCAAGCGATGAAGTACGACCTAAAATATAACTCTGAATTGATAACGCCCTGTATAAGCTTGCGGCTTCAATTCCACCTAGGTTCAGAGTTGCACTCATGGATTGCACCATTCTGGTGTGCTGAACCATTAAAACATCGTCCTGAACAGTAGCCACCGAGAAAGGGGAGGCGGCACCAATATCCTCGTTTAGCTTCGCAAAGAACCAACCAGTAGGAACTCCAATATCAGGCTGTTGAAGCTGATAAAGCCCTTGTGGATATTTCACAACATGAAGCTTGTTTTTGTACTCGAAAGCCGCAATTAAACGCTGGCCTTCTCCTGGGTACACATTAAACAAAGCCGTATTGAATGTGCCTGTAATAGTAAAGTCTTCATGGCCGTCTTCGGTGCTAGATACCGTATTAGATGACCCGTACACAAAATGAGGAAGATTATCATTACCAAATACGAAGACTCTGCTGAAAGATTGGATACCAGCGAAAGGATAAGAAGTGTGACCTTCAGACCCATCCCAGTCCGCTGCCGGCTTCTTAACATTTCTTCTGGTGTCAAAGCCTTCCTCCAATACCTGGATCTGAGATCCTCCAGTAAGGATTAATAGCTTTCTAGGGTTATTAACCCCTCCAGACCCAAGGAACTCACGGCCACACTCAATAAAGAAAGCTCGGTTAAGAACCTCTAGTCTCTCTGGAGCAACGAATCCAGCACTGTCCTCATCTTCAGACGGGACCACTTCGATATAGGTGTATGGATCTTCGTATCGATAAACCCTGCCATTTAAAGTAACAACCACAAGGAATTGATCGCCGTCATTTGGCCACCAATCATATACACCAATGACCTTAGCTGGAGGAAATGACTCATCATCAACATCAACAATGTGATCCTGCTCATTTGATAAAAAGGTTTGAGAAAGAACACCTGGCTCTGCATACAAGTCATACACAATGAAGTCAGCCAAAGCAGTTGCAGCCGCAGATGCGTCTAGGGCCGCCTTTATCTGAGCCACAGTGGAAACAGTTGGGCCAATGATATCTATCTGAATTGAAATAGCGTTACCAACTACACCCACAACCTCTGATCCAGCGGTGGCACCACCAGTAACCGTGAATGAAATCAGGTTTCCAGAGTCTCCACTTACCTTGGAAACAATAGTTATACCGAATACCCTTAGAAAAGAATTATCAACCCTGAATCGATTAATATAGGAATTAGCAGCAGGAGCCTTTTGAACTACTCCGTTTGAGATAATAACGTTCTTGCAATCAATTAAATTGGTGGCTGGTATCCTGTTCGGACTTAAGTCCGTTAGTAATCCACCTTGCGCGACCGGAAGTTGTGCCTGTTGTCCTGCATACATCAGTAATTCCAGATTCCAAACCAAGGACGCTTGATGTTGGATTTCTGCTCCCTTCGAGGTACTACTCTTGCTCGATCAAAGTTAGAAGCCGAACGCTGCGCTTTAGCTTCCTTAACCATTGACAGTAAACCAATCTGAGTCTTAGAAAAGTAGTCATTGGCTTGATCATCATTCTTGTCTTTAAGAATGTAATAAGCGACTCCGTAAACCAAAATCATTCTATGAATCAAAGGACACAAAGGGGTGCTGCTAGATGCATCAGTCAAGGCGGTTGGTATCTTAATGTAATCGATATCAGCTCTAGCCTCGATATTTGGATTAGTATTGATTCTAATCGTGTATTCGTTGGTTGAATTATTAACCGTCTTAATAGCAAAAGCATCTGGCATACGGCTTTGCAAATAAGTAAGAGGAAACTCTCTATTGATTGAGTCCATATTACTTATAAAAGCTTGTTGGAACTGATTAGGAACAGCTAAAGCCGTAATCCGCATAGCTCCACTCAGTCGAACAATACTGCTTCCAAGAGAGTAGTCTAGCTTATAGATATTAGACCCTACTCCAGAAACAGTCTCACCAATGTATCCGAAATCAATAGTTGCGGTAGTAGTGACTCCAGTGTGAGCAGTAATACGATAAAAGTTAGGAGTACCATCAACACGGATGTATCGTCCGAGTAAATTAACCGGAGGAGCCGATGGAAACGTGATCGTCGTCGATCCTTCTGTGACATCAACTAGTATGCTAATCGAAGTTTCAAGCTTAATCGACAATGGATTTGGCTCCAAAGCCCATGGGAATGGTTCACCCATATCCACATTGAACTCGTTAGAACCAGACAAAATAGCGAGCTGAAGCCTGTTTAAATAGGTTAAAGCGTCAACTCTGAATTCAGATGGGTATTGTGCAGATAGTAAATCAGAACTCTCTCCGGCAAAGTGTAGGGCCTGACTGATGATCTGTTCACTGGTTGTCAGGTACATCTATGCCTCCCTTATTTCTGGATTCGATAAACTACTTGAACATTGTTATCCACGTGAGAATTGCTAAAATAAGGCACAATTCCTTCACCACTTTGAAGAATAATTCCCTCGGTTGCTGTAAGGTCGGTCATCAACTCGCCTTTATCAGCAACAGACTTCTTGATTTGAAACATCGATATAACCTTAACAGCGTTAGCAATTACCGCCTGAGATGGAGCCGTACTAGCTGTAACCACAATATGATACATATCAGGATCTAGTCCAAACCCAGAAGGGCCACCCTTAGCCCAGTTATTAGGAGGATTAAATACTAACGATATATCTGCTGCAGTGTAAGCAGTGGGTAACGAAATTCCAGTTAAAGTAGCAAGAGCGGTGCCGTTAAAGTACTGATAAACGTAAACCGGAGAACCAGCTTCTGCCTGGGTCACAGTAAGAACCAGATTAGAAAACTTCCGAATACTCCCAACAGAGAATCCATCGTCATTCGTGGTAGAGAATATGTTTACAGATCCACCACCCTGAATAGTACTGGTTACATCAGTTGCTTCAGGACTAGCTGAATCATCAACCAAAAAGAACTTGAAATCACTGTCAGCGATAGATCTCCCAACACCTAAGTTAGAAGCTCCACCGCTTTCGTTAGCTACCTTGGCAGATAAGATCTCAAGCTGTTGGTTGGCTGGTGCTACGAGTACCGGATTCTTTCCGGTTCCCAGATACCCTGTCTGAAGTAACAGTACGTTCTGTTTCGACATCTTTCACCTCTTGGCTTGCTTCTCGCTCTGGATGACGCTTGCCATCTTCAGTATAAACCTGTCCGGCATATTCTCCATCTAAAAAGCGATAATATGGAATCTCACCTTCGCGTGATTCACGAATGTAAGACCGTGTTGCGTAAATATGACCAGTCTTAGGATCTCGTAAAGCTCCGCGAAGGTCTAGTTTTCCGTTTTCACCGACTACAGGCCAGTTTAATTTTTGCGTAGGATTCATTTTTAATCTCCGTAAACGATTGCTTTTAAAGTAGTAGCAGCAGGGGTAGCAGCAACATCTAGCTCAATCAATGGGCCATCTGCCATCGCTGTGTACTCGCCTTGGTATATTCGGATCTTACCGTTTGTTTTGTCAAACTTATAAATAAGTCCGTCTCCATTTGACGCGTCAACCAGGACTAAATCATTTAAATAATTTCGGAATCCGAGCAAACTTTTGTCTAGCGGAATTCCACCAGCAGGATAAGTCAAAGCTCCATCTCCGAAAGTGATCTCAGCGTCGTAACGCTTATCTTTATCCGAGATAACACCGTTTCGCTGATCTAAAACATAAGTTACATCTGAACTTGCAATTGCGGCCATAAATCCTCCTTTAAGATTACGGGTAGCCCAACGGTTCCTACGCTAACCAATGGGCCACCCGCAAAGTTTTACTAAGCAGACAATACGAAGTCAGCGTTATTATCTAACTCTTCTGGAGAGTAGTTAACCTGAATCATCGAAAATCCTGCTCCATCAGCACCACCGCCAGCATAAGCTGTGGTTACTTCAAACGCGATAACATCGCCAACACCGAAAACCACTGGATCGATGTACTTTCCGTACACCTGACCAACAGTTGCTGCAGTAGGAATAGTGATAGTACTTACGGTGGTTTCACCGGAAGAACTACTAACTGCATTACGCTTCTTAACAGTAACAACAATGTTGCCACTAGAAACGGTTTGAGTTGAGATCGAGAATCCAATGAACACAAGGCTCACTGAACGCTGACATAAGAACTGATTGACTACAACAGCAGAACCCAGAGACTGGGCAGCTACTACTACAGGCATTGGACTAATATTAGGATAGACGTACATTTTAAATTCCTCCTGTTAATTGAGACTGTAACTCTTTAATAACATTATTGAGTCGTTCAATCTCTTTATGCAAATCATCTTTACGCTGACCTGCGGGTTGACCTTTAGACCAGAGTTCAAGATTTTCAATCCTGTTATCATCTCTGATCCCATTTTTGTGATGGACGTTTTCAAAGGGTTCAAGAATCCTTCCAATATGTTTTTCCATGACAAGTCGATGCTGCCGGATAAAGTAATTCCTACTTCCTTTAGCAACTCTTGCCAAAACAACTGGATGGTCTGGAGCGGTTTCACAGATATAACCATTTTCATACCTAGTTCTACCTGCTTCAGGCTTCTCTCTGTAATCGTAGCCACACTTCTTGCTACAGAAGTGACCTTGATTAGTTCCTCTTTGTTTTGCTCTATTGAGGTGACACTTGAAAACTTTGTATTCCTCTCCGCAGTGCAAGCAGTTGCGAATTTCTGATCCGTTCCTACTTTGCTCCCTGCACTCACTGGAACAAAACCGAGTGTATCGGTTATACTTTGTGCTCCAGTTTGCTTTGAAAAGTTTTTTACATTTTTCACAATTCGCCTCAACAACGTACTGTCTTGTGCTTTTTCTTCCCATTCCCGCCTCCTGTGGCTTTTAAACCACAAAAGACAAGAATGGGATAGATAAAAATATCACAAACTACCAAACTTAACCACCCTTGCCTCGCCTGGCGAAGATGTGTCCCACACAGTGCCGAACTCAGCAATTCCGTACCAAGCAACGGCTTTTTGACGACCGAAGTCCCGTGGAATTTCTGCGCGAAGTTCTGGATCAAGAACAACAGCCATAGCAACAGCATCGTCACCGAAGAAGACAGCTTCACCAGTAACGCCACCAGAGCCAACAGAGTTCTCTAAAGCACCGAAGTTATTCGTTTCGATGAAACGGATTCCTTCAATACGTCCGATCTCGCCATTGTACTTTGCTTCTGGGTTTGTGTACTTGTTCCATGTTTCCCAGTTTGGATCACTTTTAATACCTCGGCATACTTTGGTAGAAGCGATACAGATGTAGTCGTTTCCATCATTGATTCCAGGCATTTTTAAAGTTCCGTGCATATAATCGCGGATCTCTTCAACGTGGTACATTTTCATGTTCGACAAAGCAGTTGCTCCGTAAACACCGTTTGTTGCGATGTTGATAGAAGCAGCTCCAGTAGCAACAGCAGCGATTTTTACATCGCTAGACTTGAAAGCTCCTGCAGCAGCGTTGTCCATTACCAAACTCATTTGCTTCATGAGATTCTTCTGAACGATGTTTTCAACATCGAACTTAGAAAGATCATCAGAAAGAGATGTGAAAGGAACAGCACGACCCCATTCAGTAACAGTGATCGCTTTTGTTGAAAGCGTTAACTGATCTTCAGGGATGTTCTGACCTTCAGTGATTCGTCCGTCACCTGGAACATCCAGGTTAGAAACGCGAGAAATAGTGATGCTTTCGCCTTTTTTGCGACCGTAGCCGCTTTCTGGACGAACGAATTGCATAAACTTAGTTTGAGCAATTGCAGCATAACGTAACTGTTCAGACATTGCATGGTTCTTATAAACGCCATTTGGTGCGTCAAAACTCCATGTAAAATTCATATGACCTCCTTGTTTGCCTCACTAGAGCTATTCCTTGCTCCAATATCGGCGGTTAAACTTTATCCCTTCCTGTGAAGAGACTTCATCTGTTCAATAAAGGATTTAGGCTTATGGGCCTGAACACTTGACTGAACTGGTGCACCACTAGAACTGCCGGCAACTCTCACGGGGCCAGATGCTAACTCTTCTGTAGGCATCTTTTGTCCGCGAAGTGCATACAACTCACGTCGTGCTGCTTGCGCTATCTTCGATAATGCAGCATCTTCGGTTAAACCTGCAAGCTCATTTTTTGATGCAAGTTCAGCCGTTATAGCTTTTACCAATGTTTTAGCTTGTGAAAGGTCAGAGTTTGTCCGATAGAAACGGTCTTCTATTTCTTTGGACTTAGTCTCACGGTTCATTTCTTCCTTCATGCGACTAATGGCGCGAGTCTCGACAATCTCTGTGTATTTCTTAGGATCTGACCAAAAGATTTGCTCAAGGTCTTCTTCGGGTTGTTGCTGAACTTGTTGTGGCTGAAACTGAGCCTGAACCGCTTGATAGCGACCCTTGGTTTCCTCTAGCTGCTCAAGATACCCTTGAAGCTCTGATTGGGATCCAAACACTCGGCTACCCAGTCGAATCTCGGTAGGAGGCTCTTTCTTGACTGGAACGTCATGATGACCGCCCTCTGGCTTACCTTCTTGATTGAAAGTAATATCTGGAAACGACAGGGCCGCTTCCTGAGTCTGGCCTTCTGATTGAGCAGGATTCGTAATCTCTTCTTTGAAATCATGATTCTGCTGGGCTTGTTTTAACTGCTCTGCCATTCCCTTTCCTTGGGTTTGGGTTTCTTGCATAGGTACTATCCTCCGTGTTGTTTAGCCTCCGCAACCCTTGAGCGCATAATGGCTTGTTCCAGATGCTTGATCTGTGTCCTTAATTCCGTGAACACATAACACTGGGCCATGAACAAATTAGGATCACTGGCTTTTGTTTGAACTAATACGTCAATCTTTCGACTGACCTCCTCAACCTTATCGGCTAAGAAACTTTTAAAAAACTCGGCAGCAAGCTCGGCTTGTCTGCCCTTTTCGACAACGCGTAGGACTTTGTCGTAATCACTCATTTATTATCTCCTTGGGCCATTCGGTTGCGGAGTGCCCATCGGGCCGCCACCCATTGAACCCGTATTCTCACTTCCGGCTTGAGGAATATTTCCTTGATCGGTTCCTGCTCCTCCACCGCCAACATTTCCACCCACATTAAGCATCTGTTGCTGCATCATTGCTTGCATCATGCGCTGTTGGGTTTCAGCTTGCTCTCTTTCATCCATCTTTAGTCTTTCAGTGTTGATATCGAGAGAACGAAGAAATTCTTCCATGAGTCTCTGCATAGAGTATTTCGATGCAAACTCCTGCATAAGAACTGGACTTGCAGCAACCGTTTGAAGAAATGTCATGAGCTTTCTGAAGTCTTTCATCTTAGAAAGAGTCTTACTCATTCCAAACACTTCAAATACGTTGCCACCAAACATATTCGAGAACACCTGTTCAGAACTAATTGAAGTTAATTCCATAGCTCTTTCTTCGCCGAGAAGATCCTTCAATTCTTTAAAGTCAATCTCACCAATATGCTGAAGAATCAGGTTCCAGGATTTATTCAGTAATTTAACAATAAATTGGTCTTCTAATACTTTCGCAATCCCACCAAACACAGAGTTAATACTTTGGTTCGCTTCAACTACTTCTGTGGCTTTTACAGACCTACCAGGAAGATTACCCATCCGTAAATCGTTCGTCATTGCAGCCACATTGAACTCAGCGTTTTGAAGCTGAAACATCGCAAGACTCTCTTGAGTAACGCTTGATGTATCAATACGCTCAAGGATCTTCATGCCAGGAGGACAAGCGGAGTTAGCTGCAACAGACTGACCAGGGTAAAATCCTTCGTCTGCCTGAGAATCATCTTCCATGTAGTCCGGACGATACTGCTTAATCCCGTAAACACCCATCATAGCTCCGTCAACCATCAGGTTCCAAAGCTCGTTCTGAGTGATGTTATTAGCTGATGCCGCATCCATCATGGCTGTATGCCAAACAGATCCAGGCACTCGGATAATTGGAGCCACAACATAAGGACTCTCTCCAGTCCACATTGGATTTGGCTTAGGCTTACAGATCAAAAACTGATCATTTGCAATCGTCCAGGTAACATTCTCGAAAAGAATCTCACCAGTAACGGTATCAACAACAGTGCCCCAAAACTCTTGGATCTTTACCTTTGGACGTTGTTCAGTTGGAACATTCTGATTTGTCTCTCTTGCTTTATCAATTTTATGATCCCAGTCTTCTTGGTAATCAGTGCCGATCTTCGCTACCTCTTCGGCATCATAAATAGCGTTCTTTCCTTCAGATAAACGCTTTACCTCAAAATAATCCAGGTAAAGTTCTTCCATCTCGTAAAGACCTTTTCCGCTAGGATCAATGTAGAAGTTCTCTGCTTGGACTAAAGAGAATTTCAAACTCCAAGGCTCACGGAATCCACGCTTAATCTTATTCTTTATTTCACCAGTCTCAGTCAATTCTTGCTCAAAAACGAAGAAAGGCTTCTTACAGTGATCGCCATAAACTTTTAAAATAATAACCGAGCTTAATAAACCAGTCTTAATGCAATCACCAACAAGAGGAATGAAGTTATTCATCTCTAAGAAGCGATCAACAATCTTTTTAACTTCTTCTTTGCGAACAATAACTGATTCTTCTCGAACACCAGGAGCATACTCCGCTTTCCACCAATCAGTAGTATCCATTAGTCCCTGTTGAAAGAACTGTGTAGTTTGCTCAACAGCCATGCGCTGCTTAGGTAGAAAGTCACGACTCTGGCCTTCACGCTTGTGAGACCAGTCCTGTCTCATATGGTAAACGTCCCAGTTACGGGAGTTTAATACTTCGCGGTTTCTGCGAGCCTGTTCAGACTCTTGCTTATAAACCTGACTGATCTGGATAACTCTTGAGTTCTTGTCTTCATTACCAGATGACTTACCTACGATTTCCATGTCCATATGATTCCCCACCGAATTTGTATTGTGGTCTACCAGCCTGTTTCCTTGGCTTCTTGTTTATGTAACGCATAAATCCAGATACTCCATATTGTAAGGCATCATGGATGTTTGACCAAAAGTTCTTTTCTGGTCTAACCTTGTCTGGTTCTTTCTCAAAGAATCTCTCAGGATAATGATATTTTCCATCAAAACCTTGAATAAGTTGAGGACAACCAGACTCACTAACGATGAAGCTGGGACTTCCATGCTTCATGCTTGTAAGTAAATTCTCAACAGATTGCACTCGCTCGTTGAATCCGTTGGCACCTGGCTGAACCTTGAAATACTTAGCAAAAACAGTGACATAAGTTCTCTCATCCACGTCACGTCTACTAAAAGCAGTGGGATCAATGAAGCAGATATAATCCTCTTTGAGACTTCTCCAGTCGCGGAAGTCTTTTCTTAGATTCGTCGTAATGTACTCACTAAACCTCTCCGCTCCCATGTTCTCAGCGGTGTATTCTTTTAAACACACCCATCGACCTTCTTGATACTGGGACACTAGAGCCGCAGGAGTTAAACCTTGGTCAATCGAGATAATAAGAGGAATCCCAAGCTGAGGAAAAAGAGGATCACGGGTTGCGTGAACCCTTTTCGACCAGTCTGGGTAAACAGGCTTTCCAACCTTGGTCTCCCAGCTAATCTCGTATTCCTGCATCCACTGATGATAAGGCATGGAGCCTTTTTTCTGAGCAAGCACCTCAGCCGTGTATTTGTCTTTATCAGCCGTGTAGTGAACCTGAACTACGACAAATCCATTTTTCTTATTTCTCCAGACATCAACACCCTCAATAGGGTTGTGGATCTTTACAGCATCCTCCGGAGGACTTCCATCAACGCTATCAAAGACAATATCGTGGAAAAAACTAGGAGCCGCAGAGCTAATAGCGGTCAAGCAACCATGAGCACCCAGTGTCGGTATAGCGGCAGAATATGTAGCTTGAGCCTTATCCCAAAACGCAATCTCGTCACAAAGAAGCCTTGAGAAAGTGTAAGACCGCGCCTGATCCGCGCCTTCTGGCAATGCCATCACTCTTGAGCTAAAGTCCTTGTTTCTAATCTCGCAATAAACAAACTCTAGCTTTGGACGAAGCTCCATAGGCCAAACATCTTCTGGCACGTTGTCATGGATGAACTTCATTCTTTTTAAGAGTTCGTTTGCAACGTCCTCTTTTTTGGACATACAGCCAATGAGTCGGCCTTTATTAAACCAAACATCCCAAAGGTGAAGGCTAACCATAAGCCAAGATGCCATCATCTGACGGGACTTAGGAATCGCGACAAAGCGTTCCTTGTGCCAAACTCGGCACATAATCTCTAAATATTTCTTATTAACAGGGAAGGGTTTAATTGGATTGACGGAATCGTTTTCATCCAACGTCTTAACGCAGTCCTTAATCCACTCCCAGGGATCTTTAGACCAGCGTACTAAATCTTGTGCGTATTCTTGCGTAGTTTTCATCTTTAGGAGTCAAGGGGAAGAGATGTGACTCCCGTTCCCCTTGTTTTTGCGTAGGAAATTAATATTTCTTTGCCGCTTTTTTAGCCTTCATAGGCTTCTTTTCGGTAGTCTTTTTCGCTGCTTTTTTAGCAGTCATTTTTTTACCTTTCATGGATATGTCTCCTTTCATGAATATTTCCACCTTCTATCTTTGTCATCCCTTAAGTCAACATGAATCCAACCACGGGCCAAACCTATAGACTTAAATCCCGCTTCACTCGCAGCTTTCTCTAGTTCCTCTGTGGTCTTACCAATCGACATTAGATCAACAGCTTTTCCAAGCTCATGCTGACTAACTCCAATCGCAGTCTGCTTCCCTTGTCCTCTTAGATTCTGCTGATGCTTTGCGCATCTAAAAGCTCCTAAGATTACAATAGACTGTTTTAAAATCTTTCTCATGGCATCAAGCCTGTTTAACAACTCTGGATCAACTAATGTTGTGTCACAGTCCGATTCAGTACATCGGCATCTAAATTCTACAGAATGGAAGAAAGGGGATAACTGCTGTTTAGACCATTTTGCGAATTTAATCATCAAAGCACTTCCTCTACTATTGGATTACGCTTCAAAAACTCTACAGCCTTTTCCTTCTCCGCACTTCCCCAGTCTCTGCAACGCGGTAACAATCCGAACACTTCAAGAGCAGTCTCCCGAGGAAGAACAACGCTTCCAGTAAACAGTGAATCAGTAGGAGCAATGCACGCGCGAGAACCGTCATCGTTAACTCGACAAACCCGACCAATACTTGTGTCGAGGATATAGATAAGCCCGTTGATCTTAGGGATCTCTGTGTTTGGAGTGGTTCCACAACTACTTCCGACGAATAATACGCTCAAGATCGCGCTGATCGCCATTAGTGACTTTTTCAAGTGCTTTCTCCATTTCTCGTATTTTTCGTTTTCTCTCAAACTCTAAGTAAGCGTCGTAGACGGTCTTAGCTATAGAGATAAGAGTTGGTATTGATTTAATTACCTTCCATGCACCTTGTAGCCATGCCATATACGACGCTCCTTGTAGATTAAGCTTGTGGTTGCTCTTCTTTTTTAATGAAAGCTTCAATCAATCGAACTGCTTCGATCGAAACAGCGTTGATCGAACCAGGAAGGTCAGCCTTAATTTCGTCCTTAATCTTTTCCATACCTTCAACAGCGATAGGTAGTTTAGAAACAGCAACAGCCAGGATAGGGCCTAAATCTTTCGACAGGTCGAACCCATCTTTTGATTGTTCTTTAGAAACCAAAATAAGCTCTACAAGAACAGAAACTAATTCGTGTAATTCCTTAGGTACTTCTAATTCTAACTTAATCTTTTCCATTTTACTTTTCCTCTAGTTTCCCGATTCTCGATTCATGGCCGTCCAATCGGGCAATAACGACAGCCACTTTGATATTCAACTCCTGAACCGATTTCTTCAAGTCTGAAAGTATGTGAACGCAGAGTCCAGCCATAGGGATTAGAAGTGCTTCGATTACTAACCTGATTTCATCTGTGTTCATTGAATACCCCTCACTTTAATTTTTGCACTGAACCTTTAACTTTACAATGCAGCAAGTTCGGTTCGTACTTATCACATTTATCAGCAGTAACTATGTACTGCGGAGTCGAACATCCTGCGAATAATAATATGGATAAAAGTAATAAGTATTTCATATTTTTCATAACGGCCTCGCTTTAAAATTAATTCTTCCATTTTCACTTCCAGTCCACCCCTGAAAAGATGTTGACCCATAAATAATTTCTGCATTCGTTCCAGAACCACCACCGCTAGTGCCTCTGTAAACAAGTCTAAATGTTTCCTTTGTTGACGCTGTAACACTAAACACATCGCAAACTTCAACATATAATGAGCTGGCACTCCTTCCGCCAACACCAGATAAGTACGTAGGCTTTATGTTAGTCCCAGAGGTTGTTGGGGTTTGAGAGTTATTAGCAGTTTTGTTTAACTTAAATTGCCTACTGGTTATAGCATTGTTTTCATTGTCGGAATAATAACTAAAGTTAACACAAACCTCAGCATATCCAGTTGTTGTAGGAGTGAAGGCTATCCCAAGTTGTTCATCTCCAGTAGAGCACGTGGTTCCGGTGCTTGCGTTTGTGCTTGAACAAGATATTTCTGCGCTTAAGCTGGCCCCAACGTTATTCGCTAAAGTATAGCTAGAGTTTTCTACAGGAGTGTCGGTAGAAAAAGATCCAAGCAAACTATCATCTGCTCCAGTTATTGTAGCGAAAACAGACCAAGCAGAGCCCCCTCCTCCCGGAGCAGCCCACGTCGGTACACCAGCAGCAAGAGTTAATACATTACCGTTAGTTCCGGCGGTCAGCTTCCCTAAAGTGTCAGCTCCTGTTGCGTAAAGTACATCTCCTGTGGCGTAAGTGGTCTGTCCGGTTCCACCACGAGTTTCATCAAGGCTTGATTCACTCGATAAATTTCCACTTCCGTCGTTAATCACGACATGGCTTGCAGTTCCGGCAGCGATCTTTGATCTTGCTATTGCAGCCGCCGCATCGATATTAGCGTCAATAATCTGAGCGTATTTAAGTCCTGTAGCAGTAGCAGAGTCAGCCATTAAAACATGATTATTAGTCCCTACAGGTAATCGAGCGTTATCAGTATCGTAAGTGTACAAATCCCCTTTAGTAGTAAGAGGGGACGCGATACCAGCCGCAGCCCATGAAAGAACACCAGAACCGTTAGTTGTAAGAACCTCGCCACTCGATCCGTCATCAACAGGTAAGGTTAAAGTATAAGGAGCCGCTAAAGTTGGAGCTTGAATCGTGATTGCATCCGTTCCTGCGCCTGGGTCCTCTAGCTTAAGTGAACTCGACAATCTAGCAGAACCAGTAACATCCAAGGCTTCGGTTGGAGCAACATAAGAAGAACCACCCACACGAGTAGTGCCGCCTAAGTAGTTCTCAAAGCCACTATCATCAAGGTAAATTCCGTAAGCATTGGTCGCGTAGCCAGAACTCCATGATCCCAATGTGTTCTCGGCCTTAAAAGCATACATATTAGTAGCTGTTAAAGTGCCGCCAGCGTTAATCGGGCTTACTGCACGGTACATAGCTAAGTCTGTAATTGTTCCACCTGTTGAGCTAGCTGGAACCGCGCCACCTGAGATCGAGAAAGTTGCTTTATCAACAGTGGCTCCACTAAGAACACTCAATTGACCAACAAATCCAACCGACGCCCAGCCAAGACCGAATGCAGATGTTCCGAAATCATCCTCCGCTGACAATTGAGCGGATAAGTTATTCGATATGTAATCTGTTCCAGTAATTGGAGTACCAGCATCAACAACAAGGTTCCCAAAAAGAGTGTTTCCACCGTCTACTAACTGCGGAAAGCTTGACTGAGTTCGGTGGTCGAAACTTCCTATCAAAGCCCCACCAGAATAGCGCATTGCTGTTTTTCTATTAACCACATTCACAGCGGTTGCAGATCCGACACTCACGTTTAACCCATCTACGTCACCGCTATAAGTTCCAGTAACATTTATATTTGCTCCCTGCACGTTTGTCGCGTCGCCATTGATCTGAATATTGAGACCTTGCTTGTTCCCAGTAGAGTCTCCGTCGTCGGTGTAGTTAAATCCTGTGGTGTTCCCTGTAACATCAGCAGAAGCTCCGAAGTTAATACTAGCCCCGAAAGAGTTGTTACCAACCAGGCCATTTTTGCTGATAGTAATACCATTAAATGAGCCAGTGGTTTCAAAATTATCAAACGAGTTTAATACGGTAGCGTTTCCTCCAACGTCATCGCCAAAAGATCCATTAAATAAATTAACACTGCCGCCAGCACCATTTACGTTTGCATTGTATGCGTTCACTCCGGCAAGTGCCGCGCCAGTCTGCACGTTAACACTAGATCCTTGAATGTTCCCAGTTACAACACCACCAATATTCGCGTTAATCATCGACAAATCAACTGCGTGATCACCGGAGTTAACGGCGTTTATTCCTATGGCGTTACTAGATGAGTCTCCGTTTAAGTCTAATTGAATGCCAGTAATATTAGCTGAGTTTCCGTTAACCCCTGTGTTAATTGCGGTGGAGCTAGAAGACGTGTTTCCCTGAATAAAACTATTAATACCGTAAGCGTTAAGGATGTTACCCGACCCAGCTTTAGATATGTTGTTATTAATCCCGTAAAGAAAGCTAATATCCCCACTTCCTTCGTGATTTGACTGAACCGTAAGGTTGTTCCAAGAACCAGTTAAATTGCCCCCACTGTTAGGTCTGTCATAGTGAGCATCTAAAACCATGTTCTGATAACTTGTTCCAGTAGACTGAGCTTGAGCATCTAAATCAATTTCAAAAGTGTGAGACTTAACACTCACGGCACCAGGATCTGAAGCTGCTACCATGTTTTGAAAAGATAAAGAGTTTTTAGCACCGAGAACGTCTGACGTAGTCCAACCAGGAATCGGTCCGAGCTGTCCTGCAGTGCTGTACCCAGCAAAAGTGTTTGGTGTTCCTTCAGTTCCACTTATGATGTACCAGTCAGTGTTTCCGGCACCGTACTTGTAGAATATTTGCCCAACACCCATTCCGATAGATCCGGCAGTCGCCGCAACACCAGGTCCAACTCTAGGGTCTACGTTTAAGTCTAAGATTTGTTTTGTCGAAGAGTTAGAAACTTCAATTCCACCTGAAGCCAGGTTCTTAGCCACACTCCCTTTAAAGATGAATGGACTTCCTGCGTGCGCAGTCAGTGTTGTGAAAAGCAAGAGGGACGCGAGTATTTTCTTCATTCTGTCACCTATTCAAAAAAGTTAATCATGTTGAAACCGACGTTTGCGGTTCCAGTTACAGCGCGAATTGAAATCCTAGACCCAGCGGGAATAACTAAAGGTCCACGTCCTCCGCCTCCTGGAGCTATATACAGCACTCTCACTTCAGATAAAGCAGCTCCAACTCCAAGCTCAAGCATCTGCCCACTTGAATCGAAAATCTCGGCTTCTGTAATATCAACAGGAGTAGACGCGATAAGCTCTACCCATGTTCCAGTAGTAACCGGAGTCCCAGTGTAGTCATTGTAACTGTCATCTACTTGAGTTTTATTAACTGTCGAACTAACGGTTTTCAAGTTCCCATCAGCATCAAGTTGGAACGGGCCATAGTCCCCATCTGCGACTCCTGTTACTGCTCCAGTAGAATCTTTTCTTAAACCAAGAACTGTCAATCCTTTGTCGCCTGGAATAACTGAAGCCTGTCCAATGTCTTTTCCACCGTCAACCGTCACGGCACCTGGAGGAAGAGATACATCAAGTGCGTACTTTCCAGCACCAAGACTTGTTCCAGTGGCAGTCTTTTTTAAGTTAGGCAAATCAACAGTGTCAGAACGAGCATCTGTTGCGATTGAAACTCCGAAGAGAAGTATAATAATTGCAATTATGTTAATCATTTCCGACCTCGTAACAAGTTTAATGTGAGCATTCCATGATCAGCAGTGGCATCTAGTGCTCGAATATAAACAGATAAACCTTTACTCATGGTTAGTTTCTTAGCTCCTTCACTTCCTCCGGATAGTAATCCCACACGAATCACGGTGTATGGAGCACCACTTTGCCCTGTTGGTCCTACACAAAGCTCTATGATAGAACCTGATTCATTCTTGTATTCAATCGCGTTCATCTCATCTTTAATGATCTGAGTAGTGCTTGAATCTTCGTTAACTAATGTAAGCTCAGTGAAGTCTGTTGCATCTACTGGAGTGGCTACAAAATCATGAGTGCTGGTTTGTGAGATAGTCATTTTCTATATCCTTCTCGTTTTTTCATGCGAGGAGATGGCATCATACTTTCTGGTTGACCAGACTCAATCGATATTTTTTTTCTTAGATTAATTCTGTCTTTAATTTTCTGAGAATCCTCATAATTCTTCTCGACAAGAAGTGGCTTATCGGAGAAGTCGTATTTGATTTTTCCATTTTCGTTATGGCCTTTTTCAACATACCTATCTTGAGAGAAATGACCGAGATGAGAGTATAGTGGACCCTTTAGTTTTTGACACTTTGGTTTCATATTACTCATCCTTTTTTCCTAGTTTCTTCTCTAACTCTTCTATTTCTTTTTCGTCTTTGATGTATTGAAGTCCCTTTTGGGACAGAGATAAAACATCCCTAACAGTGTTGGACTGTAGGACTTTGTATCCAGTTTTAATTTCTTCTTTTGTGTTTCTACAGTATTCTTCCGGCTTCTTGCATTTCATATGTCCTACCCCTTTTTCTGTTTAAAGTAAGTTCCGTTAGTCTTCTCTTGCAAGCGTTTTATATCTCGGCGTGCAGTCTTTAAATCTATCGGCGCGTAGGACTTTCTTTCAATCTTAGGCTTTTCTTCCTTTTTGACAACAAAAGAATCAACTCCTGTGACTATTTCACTTTTCTTCATAAAACCCCTTTAGCTCATCAATAGGCTGCGCCTCGACCTCGATAGCCTCATCTCTGTTTTTCTTAATAGCATCAAATACTTCAGCAAGGATCGTGGTCTTATTCTCAACGGTCTCTTTGGGCTTACCTAAAGCTCTATCCATCATGTGTTTAGCGGCATCTAACCTGACCGCGCTTTTTTCCTCGTCATCAACCATAAGGCCGTAAGTAGTAGCAATGGCTTCAGGCAGGATGCGTGTGAATATCTTTTGAATTTCTTTTTGGATTAGGCCGTCAGACAAGGCTTGCACTTCAGCGCGGATACTATCGGATCCAAGTACCTTTCGAACAGTCCCAACAGGACACTCTAACCGTCTTGCAATGACGTTGTCTGGGAATCCAATCGACGAATAGTACATCACCATTCGATAGAAATGTTCTTTCCGTTTCTCGACTGGAACACCTTCCATGTCGCCTTTCATTTCATCGAGCTTTTTAACGGTTTCTTCGTGGGTTCCAGTGAGCTTAGAGCTAATGGCGGCACTCATGCCTAAACCCAACATACTAGGTCTGTCTTTATTGTACCGCTTGGTTTCGTGATTGCGTGGCTTTTTCTCTCCCATAAGTCAATCCTATGGCTACATTGTAAATTTTACAACAACCCACCAA